GAGTTAGTGTTGATACCCTAGAGAGAATTAAACATTTAAAAAAGAATCCGCGTCTTATTATAGAAGAGGGTGACGTTACAGATTGTTTTTGCATTAGCAATCTGATGAAAAAGTATTCTCCTGAAGAAATATATAATCTATCGGCCCAGTCTCATGTGGGAACTTCTTTTATACAGCCGTCTTTGACATGGGATGTTACAGCGGGTGGCTGTCTTAATATATTGGAAGCTATTCGTTATTCTGATATGTGTCAAACCACTAAGTTTTATCAGGCCTCCTCTAGTGAGATGTTTGGGAAAAATTATAGTATTCTTGAGTCTGATATGGGAAAGAAAAAATTTCAAAATGAAGATACCCCATTTATACCCCAGAGTCCTTATGCTATAGCTAAATTGGCTGCCCACCATTTAGTGAGAAATTATAGAGAAGCTTATGGTTTATTTGGGTGTTGTGGAATACTATTTAATCATGAAAGTGAAAGACGCGGTGAAAACTTTGTTACACGAAAGATTACTAAATACATTGCGGCACTAATGGGTAGACTACAAGAACAACTTGCTACTATAGAAGATGTTTATGAATATAATGATGAGACATTGGCATGGCCCCCCAAAGCCGTAGACGCTAAACGAACTATAAGTATGTATCCAAAACTAAGATTAGGTAATTTGGATGCTAGAAGAGATTGGGGTCACGCTGAAGACTATGTGCGTGCTATGTGGGTAATGTTGCAAAAGAATGTTCCAGACGATTATGTAATAGCTACCGGTAAGACCTACTCTGTTCGGGATTTTTTGGATGAGGCATTTCTATATGTTGGTATAGATGATTGGTCAGATTATGTGATGGTGGACCCCAAGTTTTATAGACCAGCTGAAGTAGACTACTTGTTGGGAGACGCCAGCAAAGCAACTGTTAATTTAACATGGAAACCTACTGTAGATTTTAAATCGCTAGTTAGAAGAATGGTACAAAACGATGTCGAAAAAGAGAGACTACAACGACCCAGTTTACAAAGACTTTCGTGTCAAAGTTCTTAAGCGGGATAAGTTTACATGTAAGATGTGTAAGAAGAAAGGCAAAAGAGCCAGACTGAATGTTCACCATATAAAAAGATGGTCGTCGGCGTCGGCTTTGAGGTATGAAGTTAGTAATGGAATTACTTTGTGTTATTCCTGCCACAAAAGTATAAGCGGCAAAGAGCGACACTATGAGTCATATTTTTATGGGCTTATAAATAAATGAAAACACCTAACTATACTGTTATTAAAGACACCCGTGAACAAAACGGTTGGTCATTTAATGAATATGATAAATGCAACGGCATGGAACTTGAGACACTACACACAGGAGATTATACACTAAAAGGTTTTGAAGAAGTGGTATGCGTAGAAAGAAAGGCGAGCACTTTAGAAATAGCTGGTAACTTAGGCAAGAATAAAGAAAGGTTTCATAAGGAGATGCAACGAATGGAGGAGTTTCCATTCTCATTTTTAGTTCTTGAATTTTCAGCTTCCGATCTTATTAATTATCCGTGCAATGTCAAATTACCAAGATGTCAGAAATCAAAGATTAAAGTTACTGGAAAGTATTTGCTTAAGTCTATATTAGAATTTCAAATTTGGTATAACATCAAGATATTGTTTTGCGACAATAAGCAAAATGCTTTTTTAATTACTAATAGCATTTTCAAACGATTAAACGAGATGTTTCATGACAGCAACAAGAACTAGGCACCAAAAAAGCAATATTATTTATGAGTCTCATGAGCATGGAGTTATTGTAGAGACAAGAGAGATATTTCTGCACAGTCACTTTGGAGAAAGTGAAGAGGACCCCGGCATAGAATATCGTTCTGCAAATAGGTTTCTTAAGAATGTTAGGATACTTGAGCATTTTAGTAATAATCCTATTATAGTACATCAACATAGTCCCGGCGGCGATTGGAACGCGGGTATGGTTATGTATGATGTTATTAAAAATAGTTCTTGTTCGTTTGTATTTGTGTGTCATGGGATTGCGGCTTCTATGGGTAGTATTGTACCGCAAGCAGCACATGATCATGGTTACAGAATAGTGATGCCTAATTGTGATTGGTTAATTCATGATGGATCTATAGACACGGGGGATATGACGATACGACAATTTAATTCATACCATGGCTATATTGACGCTATGCGTAGGCACATGTTGGAAATATATACGGATTCGTGTGCGGCAACGGGAAGTGAGTTTCACGGCATGAAAAGAAATGCTGTTAAAAATTTTATAAGAAGAAAGCTTCAAGCTAAAGAGGATTGGTGGTTCAATGCTGAAGAGGCGGTGACGTATGGATTTGCTGATGGTGTGTTTGGTAGTGAAGGATATGAGAACATTCAAACTATTGTAGAGTCATTATGAACATAGAAAAAACTTTACAAGATGCATGGCTTGGTATTGATATAGACCATAAAGATCTATTTAATCCAATGGATTTTGTATTTGCACAGGGAGACAAGGACAAGCTGTTAGAACGTATAGCTTGGTTAATGATGCGACCGGAGTATTTTTCTTTCGTCTGTAAGTATGTTCTTAATATAGAACTGTCTCCTTTTCAATCTTTAATTCTGTATGAAATGTGGAATAGGAAATTTCCTATGCTAGTAGGCAGTCGTGGTATGGGAAAATCTTTTATACTTTCTGTATATCCTATATTACGTTCTCTATTTATACCTAATCGGAAAATCATTATTGTTGGTGCGGCTTTTCGTCAATCTAAAGTACTTTTTGAATACATGGATAACATTTGGAAAAATGCTCCAGTACTTAGGGATTTATGTGATAACAACAGTGGGCCACGTCGCGACGTTGACCGTTGTGTTATGCATATTAATCAAAGTACTGTAACGTGCCTTCCTTTGGGCGATGGTTCTAAGATTAGAGGTCAGCGTGCTAATGATATTATTGCTGATGAATTTGCCTCTATTCCAAGAGATATATTTGAAAATGTTGTGGCTGGTTTTGCGGCGGTGGCTTCCTCTCCGATAGAAAAGATCAAGATCAAAGCTAGAAAGAAAAGAGCTAAGGAATTAGGTGTTAAAGATAAAAACCTGATTTTTACAGATGATGAAGCTATTGGAAAATCAAACCAAATCATATTATCAGGAACGGCGTATTACGACTTTAATCATTTTGCTGATTATTGGAAAAGATATAAGTCTATTATTCAAAGTGGTGGCCGACATAATAAGCTTCAGGAGATTTTTGGTGAAGACGTACCAACAGATTTTGATTGGACGGAATATTCGATTATAAGAATGCCCGTAGATCAATTGCCTGATGGTTTTATGGATGACGGTCAGGTGGCCCGTTCTCGCGCTACAGTACACGCTGGAATCTTCCAGATGGAATATGGGGCCTGTTTTACTACAGATAGTCAAGGGTTCTTTAAGCGGAGCCTGATAGAGTCCTGTGTGGCTTCCCCTACTGATCCTATTAATCTACCAAGTGGTCCTGTTTTCTTTGAATCCCAACTTGGGGGTGATACCAATAAGAAATATGTGTTCGGAGTAGATCCTGCGTCTGAGGTAGATAATTTTAGTATAATTGTATTGGAATTGTGGGGAGATCACAGAAGGATAGTTCACTGTTGGACAACGAATAGAAAACAACATAGAGATAGATTAAAATCGAAATTAGCAGATGAAGACGATTTCTATTCCTATTGTGCAAGAAAGATTAGAGATTTAATGAAAGTGTTTCCATGTGTTGAAATCGCCCTTGATGCTCAGGGTGGTGGTATAGCCGTTATGGAAGCATTACACGATAAAGATAAGATTAGAGAAGGTGAAGTTGCTATTTGGCCTACGGTCGATGAGAATAAGGCGAAAGATACTGATGATGAAGTTGGGCTACATATCTTGGAGTTGTGTCAATTTGCTAAGGCTGATTGGTTAGCAGAAGCTAATCATGGTCTAAGGAAAGACTTTGAGGATCGACTTGTTGTTTTGCCTTATTTTGATAGTGTTAGCTTGGGCCTTTCATTTGAACATGACAAGGCCGAAGGTAGAATATATGATACACTGGAAGATTGTGTTATGGAAATAGAGGAATTAAAAAATGAGTTGGCAATGATAGTAATGACGCAGACGACAATGGGTCGGGAAAGATGGGACACACCAGAAGTTAAGGTCGCTGCTGGTAAAAAAAGCCGCCTTAGAAAAGATCGCTATTCTGCGCTTATAATGGCGAATATGTCGGCGAGACGTATACATATTGCTAAGCCTCCAGTGCAGTATGAATCAACGGGGGGTTTTGCGCAATCGTCTGGCTTTAATAGAGATGATGGACCTTTGTATCACGGTCCTTTGTGGTGGACACAAAAAATGCACGATATTTATTGAAGTGTGTATGACTAACCAGTCATATTACCAATACTATTAATTGGAGATCAATAGAAATGTCAAACGAATCTAGCTTCTTGACTTGGAGTGGTGACTCTGAAAGAGAAAAGGCATACGCCGAAGCCTCTGATAATATTCAATCTTATGATGGTATTCAGAAGGCCCTAGCGTGGGGACGTAGAACTAGCTATATTGACATTGAACCCGGTAGATCTGTTAGAACAAGTTTCACTAGAGATGATTATAATCGTTTTCGTCCCGGAGAAGCCGTTCCAGAATACCAAAAGCGCATTCTGAGAATGTGTATGGAAGCTTATGATAAGGTCGGTATTATTAGAAATGTTATTGATCTCATGGGAGATTTTGCTGTACAGGGCATGACTATTGTTCACCCCAACAAGAATATAGAAAGATTTTATAGAAAATGGTTTCATCAAGTGTGCGGCGTTGAAAGGTCAGAAAGATTTTTGAATTATCTCTATAGATGTGGTAATGTGATTGTAAAGCGTAGAACTGCTAAGGTTAGCAAAAAGAAAGAAAGGGAGTTACGTCGTGCCGCTGGGGCGGATATGTGTATGAAGGACATTGAAATTAAAAAACGTGAGATTCCGTGGCAGTATGATTTTTTGAATCCATTAGCAGTGCAAGTTAAGGAGGACCCCCTTGATTCTTTTACTGGGAAACCACGCTATGTTTTAAACCTATCTAAAAGTACATATCAGGCTTTAACACAAAGTAACAACTTAGACGCAAATGTTTTTAACCAATTACCCTTTGACCTGTCGACCAAGCTTAAGCAGGGAGATAGATTTATAGATCTTGATCCTAATAAAATTGCGCTCTTCTTTTATAAGAAGGACGATTGGAACCTATGGGCAAATCCCATGATATATGCTATTCTTGATGATGTTATGATGCTGGAGAAGATGAAACTGGCAGATCTTGCTGCTTTAGACGGGGCTATTTCTAACATCCGCCTATGGAAGCTGGGTGATCTAGAACAGAAAATATTGCCTACTAAGGCCGCTATTAATAAGCTAAGAGATATATTGGCTAGTAATGTGGGCGGCGGTACAATGGATTTAGTATGGGGGCCTGAACTTGATTTTAAAGAAAGTAATTCGCAGGTTTACAAATTTCTGGGAGCAGAAAAGTACCAACCTGTACTTACTAGTATTTATGCTGGTCTTGGTATTCCACCCACCCTTACCGGCGCTAACACTAGTGGTGGTTATAGTAATAACTACGTTTCTCTTAAGACACTTATCGAAAGACTAAATTATGGTAGAGACCTATTGACCCAGTTTTGGTCTCAGGAAATTAAAATGGTCCAAAAGGCTATGGGTTTTAGGTTTCCCGCTGAAATGCATTTTGATTCTATTATTCTTTCGGATGAGGCATCGGAGAAACAGCTTTTGATTCAATTGGCTGATAGAGACATTGTTTCTCATGAAACCCTTCTTGAGCGGTTTGGAGAAATGCCTAACATTGAGAAGATTAGAGTTAGAAGAGAAGAAAAGGAAAGAGAGAATGATATGCTCTCACCCAATAAAGCTGGCCCATATCATAATCCTCAACATAAAGAGGATATAGCTAAAATAGCTCTTAGTAAGGACGCTTTGGATAATAAAGAGTATTTAGATCACTTAGGGCTTCCACCGGGTTCTATGAATGAAAGCGAGGATAAAATACCCCTAAAGGAAAATACTCGTCGTATTGATGAAAGACGTGATGTGGAACAATTACAGAGCACTAAAGATGGCACAGAAAACCCTGACGGTGGCCGCCCACGTTTTTCTAGAGATCAAGAAAAGAGAAAACAGAAAAGGGTTTTACCTAGAAGTAGTGATAGCGTTTCGGTTTGCTTATGGGCGATAAATGCCCAAAAGGAAATATCTGATCTAGTTTCTCCCATGGCTATCCATCACTTTGGCAAGAAGAATATTAGAAGCCTGACTAAATCTGAGTTTGATGAACTAGAATACCTGAAGCTTTGCATATTGACTGGAATGCAACCTTATATGGAAATAACCCCAGAATTGGTTCAGGGGTTGGTTGAAAATAACACTAAACCCTCCAGCGAGTTTACTACTATGGTGAGTGCTTCTACTAGGGATTTTTCTGGTTTACACAATAGAAAGCCCAACGTGAACGAAATGAGATATATTTATGCCTCCGCGTTTGCAGAATTGGCTAGTTTTTGATTAAAAAAACTTACTATATATTTTTTTTGTGTATTATCATTTGGAGGTATAATACATGGATATTAAAATATTCAAATTCGAAGCTGAAGCTGGGCTTAGTGATGCAATCATTAAGAACTCCACTATTGCCTATAGTTCTCCAGCTATGAAATATAATCCGTCCGAAGAAGAAATATTGAAGACGAAAGCATTTTTGGCGAAAGCCGAAAGTCAGGATCAGATTGATTTATATTATTTGCAGTCTGTCCTTGTTAGTACGGGGTGGAATAAAAACGACGATGTTTTTGATCCGCAAGAAACTTGGGCAGCGAGAAAATCTCCAGAAGATAAACAGTTTAACTACATGCACAACGAAAAGGATATTATCGGGCATATAACCGCTAATTGTGTTGTGGATTTTGACGGTAACGGACTTGCAGACGACATAAATCCTGAAGTTGTTCCCAATGATTTTAATATAATAACTAATGCTGTTTTATATACGTCATGGGGCGATCCTCAACTTAAAGAAAGAATGTCGCGAATAATTGCGGAAATAGAAGATGGAAGATGGTTTGTTTCCATGGAATGTCTATTTCCTAATTTTGATTATGCTCTGGAGAGTTCGGAGGGAGAAACCAAAATAGTCCATCGTGAAGAAACGTCTGCTTTTCTCACTCAGCATTTAAGGGCTTATGGTGGGAATGGCGAATATGAGGGTTACAAGGTTGGTAGACTATTACGAAATATATCGTTTTCTGGTAAGGGCTTGGTCGCGAGACCTGCTAATCCTCGTAGTGTTATTCTCAATGGAAATAAGGATTTTAATGCATCTAAATCTCAAATATTAACTGTATCTTCAATGAAGGAGACTAATATGTCAGATATTCTAGAAAAACAAGTTGAGGACTTGAAAGCTGAGTTGGCGCAGTCTCAACTTGAGAATGAAACCATGAAGCAAGAAGTGGAAACTCAGAAAGATGAAGCTATTAAAGCTACTATTACTGAGAAAGAAGAGGCTTTGGCTGATTTTCAAAAGCAGCTTGATGAAGCCACTGCAACAGTGGAAGAGCTTCAAAAAAGCCTTTCTGATATGACGGCGGAAAAAGAACAACATGAATCTAAGATTCAGGCTATGGAGTTGGAGGCTATGCTAACCAAAAGACAAGCAGATCTAACTGATGCTGGTCTTGAGGAAGCCGAAGCTCAAGAA